GTAGTTATTCAGCTCCTTAATCAGCTCTATGCTCCCCTCATCTATCACCAGGTCATAATCCTGCATCAGGGATATTCCATAGCTCACTGAATCAGGTCCCTTAATTGCAGGCATCACGTTACACCCCATAGCATTCAGCTCAGTGATTAGCCGGGGCTCAGCACTATCCCCTATAATTAGGTTGGCTCCTGCTCTACTCTTATTGATATCTGCAATCATGGATGTAGTTAGGCCCTTCTCATACAGGTGCAATCTTAGGTATATTTTCTTATTGGTTGTATCAATGGATGTCTCTACTAAGGTAGTAGGATCCTGTGAGAATCCGTAATCCTGTCCGAACACTACAGAGCCCATGTTCTGGAATAGGCCTATGGACCAGTTACTAAAGATAACCCCTTCTGCCTTATCTAACCATCCACCTAGAATAGTATGCTGATACTTATCAGGCCTCCTCTCTCTCATGATAGCCACCTCATCTAAGAATGACTGCGGCAGATTAGCTATGTTATCCTCATAGGTTGTATGGATGTAGCAGGTATCTCCATTCTCAGTATTGCTACCAGGCTGCACCCCTCTATCCTCGAAAAATCTTTTATATATCCAATGCTCTTTTGTGGATGGATTGAGTATCAATATCACCCTATTATCTCTTTTACTGCTCCTGATGGATAGGTTAATCTTATCAAAGGTATTCTCTTCTGTTAGCTCTTCTGCCTCATCCACTATCCAGGTAGTGATTCCCTGTAGGGATTTTAGATTAGCTGTTTGATCACCGGATGATGTCTTAATCCCTCTGAATATAATCTCACTCCCTGATGTCTTATTTAGGATCTCACTCTTAGTTATCTCGAAATGGGGCTCTAATCCCATGAGCTCTATTTTCTCCTTGAATTCTGGAATGATAGATATATGAGCTGAGGTCATTGTCTGACGTGTGAATAGTATCTTATGCCCTGGCTCGAATGATAGCAGGCATACCCATGCAGCTACTGAGAATGATTTAGAGCTACCTCTACCTCCAGTGATCACATAGTATCTAGAATCACTCCTAAATAAATTACTATACTTCGAGCTTAGGCGTATCATTAAATTCTACTACATCCTTTATGTTAAAGCTATTGATATCCACCTTCGTTTCCTGCTCCACTCTCTGCACTGGCATACCTAACCGGTAATTGAGCCACAGCTTGATGGCGGCAGTATCTCCATCTAGAACTTTATGGTATAGTGCATTGAGCACCTGCTCACATGGTGCCACCTTATCCATCTGCTCTGCTAGTGCTACCTCTGCAGCTTTGGGCTTTCTCCCAGCTCCTGGCCTCCTGCCTCCGTTTTGTTTTACTATCTCTTCCATTGTTAATAAAAAGTGATTATTCAGATGATAGCCCCTACTCCAGGTAGTGCTCTAACCACATCTACATTATTATCATAGTGAGTAGTGATACCTAGATCTTTTACCTTCTCTATCTTAGCCTTATTGCTACCTGTGGCATATACTCTGCTCTCAGGTATTCCCACTCTTCTAGCTATCTTTAGCATCCCTGATACCTCATTACGAGCTGAGATGATATATACATCTACTCCCTTAGTAATTAGATCCATAGCTCTTCTAATAGCTGATGCCTTAGTTAGTGTACCATCATAATCAAATGATACTTTGGTAGCAGCTAGATTCTCCTCAAATGAGCTACGGCATATAGCAGCTCTTTGCTCAGTAGGATACTCACTGATCATTTTCTCATCACCCATGCATCTCTGCATGAATTCATTTTGTGATTCACTATTTTTCGGTTTGGGAATAGGCATCGTAAACGTGTTTTAATTGATTCACCATTGACTGCACACATGAGCCACAGGTAGTGTACTGTAACTTCTGTGAGAATACTCTATTATTAATCTCAAGCATCTTATACTGCTCTGATGGTTTCATGGATAATTTAGGCCTGTTAAAGAACTCCTCCAGGTATTCATACTCCTCCTGTGTTAATGGCTTAATGTTATTCCTTCTGAATAGTGTAGATATCTTATTCTGAATCTTAGCACCCCATTCATTCAGTGCCTCCTTACGTTCATTGCATCCACAATCCTCCCCTACTAGATGCTTAACTATTGCTTTAATCCCTGTAGCTTCAGTTACTGATTCTACTGCATCCCCTAACTGCCAGGTGATGGGCTCCTCTACTGGAGCTGTTACTTTCTTTCTTGCCATATCAATCTATTAATTCATAATCTCCATTCTTGTAATCTATCCAATCCTCCCCTACTGCTGTATTGATTCTATCCTTACAGTGCTTTAGAGTAACGAATATACTCTTAGGGCTTATGGTGGTTTCTTTAGCTATTTTGCGGATACTCATTCCAGATTCCCGGTAGATATTCCATAACTTCTGATCATACCAGTGCCAGGCATTCACCTCCTTATCTATCTTATCCTGTATCTTTAGATAGGCCTCAGTGATATCTATTATATCCTCAGGAGCCTTAACATTATATGCCTGATCCATTGACGTGATGATAGGTTTCTGCCCTCTGTTCATGAGTAGGTATGTATTCCTAAGTACAAAATACATATAGGGCCTATTCACCTGGCCATCTATTATAACTTGCTCCTCACTGCAATAGGACATAATGCGAAGGTATACCTCCTGCACTATATCCTCTGCATAGAAATCCTCTCCAAAGGAGTTAACTATCTTAACCCATTCAGTATGGTGGTTAGCTATTTTTGTAATCCATTCCATAATTATGACGTAAATATACTTTAAAAAAGCTATCGTATATCTCACTCCCTACATTTTTACCACGAATGAATCTATACAGCTTCGCATAGTTTACGTTCATATCCTCAGCCAGATGTGTGATTTTGTATCTTTTGCACAATATGCTGTTCATTTCTTTTCTCATCCAATCAGATAGCTGCTGATCATCAGAAAGGTAGATCGTTATCGCTCTCAAGGTCCATGGTTTTTTTAAGTTTCTCAATAGGTGCCTGCTCTACTTTAGAACTTAGGCTCATTGTCCATGCCTCAATAGAATTGAAGTACTTAATGGTGCCATCCTGTGCCTCCCATCTGCGGCCTCGAAGGTTATAGCTCACCTCTACTATCTCACCTGTCTTTAGATTATTAGCTAGATCGCATTTATCCTGTGTTAGCTGGAATGTTACGTACTGAGGATACTCATCCTGGCTCTTCAGGGTTATCTCTCTCTTCTTAAATTTGTCAGATACTGACGTTGTTGGGGTAATGAATACCACCTCTCCTTTGAATTTACTCATGGTTGTTTAGATATATTATGTAGTTAATTAAACTTATCCATCCCCACACTATTGCCGGGGCTATTAAAATTGCTAATGCTAGTATCATTTTATTAAAGTTATTACTATTACTGTACCCACAATGTACCCACAGCTGAGTGCTACTGCATTCAGTATTCTCTCATTCCAGTTGCTGGCCTCAATCATGTATCCCAGGAATGGGAGTCCAAGGAATGGACCAATAGCTGCAAAGAATATCATACCTGGTGCATTCCCTTCAGATACGAATCTGATATAGAATGTACTGCATATCTCAATAACTAGAGCTGATATGAATATAATGGGGTATCTCATTTGTCCAGGTTTATTTCGTTATCTTCTAGGCTTTGTATTAGATAGCCCTGTATTTTTTCTACTATCTCATACTGCTGATCAGTGAGCTCCTCATACTTCAGCATCCCTCTGAGTTTTAATCTCATATCGAATAGTGCATTCAGCATATCAGCTCCTTTGATGGCACAGTAGTGCTCTGCCTGCTCCTCAGGTAGATTGAATTCTAGTATTGCTTTCATAGGTTTCGTTGTAATAGTGTTCTGCATCTAATTTACATTCTACTCCATCAGGCACATTTGATTTCCAACATTCTACAAATGCATCTTTCATCTGCTCTTTCTCCATTGCTTTGGCTTGTTGGATAACATTCTCAAATGCGGGCCTTGTTACTCCGTTGTGGTTTTCAAGTTGCTCTACTAACCATTCTACTGCTGTTTGTTTCATAGCTCTTTTTTTAATTTCTCAATATAAAGAGTAGCATCCATCAGCTCCTCCTGTAGATGATTCAGCCATCCAATGATATCTACATCCTTCCTATCTAGGTTAGTACCATACTTAGCCTGGCCTCGCTTACTCCTCTCATAGTACTTAGCCATCACTGATACCAGGATAGTATCCTCCTGCTGAATGGGATCCTGTTCGTGTGTTATGTTCATTTCTCCTGTAATTGCGTTAATACTTCGTTATAGAATTGAGTAGCTGCGATAAGTTTCTCAGCCATTTGTATCTCAAGTTCCTTGTCACGTTCAAATCTGATAGATGTGATTCTCTTAGCAGGATCTATATGATCTACTTTGTGAATAGCATAGCTATCGTAATCACTCAGAATATCATCTGCAGTAGATACCATTACATAGCACAGCTCAAATCTAGGCCTATCATATAACCACATATAGGCTCTACCCTGCCATTCATACTCAGATAGATCCTTCAACTCATAGCTAGTAGCAGGGAATGTATCTAATGACCATGAGGTCTTAATGTCAATGATAAGGTCCTCCGTAATGATATCACAGCTACCGGTTAGCCATTCATTTTCTGCCCTGTGCTCATACTTTTTGTAGTTCTCGAATCTCACAGCATTCAGTAGATTAATAGAATCCTGTTCCTGGTGAATACCTTTCAAAATATACTTATTAGTTAACTCCACCCGGTAATCATAGAAATCCTCCTTTGCCTTCTGGATGATGTAGCTCTTAGCTGTCTGACTTAATGCCTCCCCTTTAGTCCTAGAGGAGGTCATTAACTTGCCTAATTGTGATGCTCTGAACTTCATAGCTGTGCCTCCTGCTCTTTAGTTAGTGAATAGGTAGCTTTCAATTCATCTACTGAGTATCTGCCATCTGCAATAGCCTTAAGTGCCTTACCGAACTTCTCCGCATCCAGTGATGGCTTTGCCTTAGGAGCTCTAGATGCCTCATGACCATCATCATCCACTGCCTGCAGGGATAGTAAAGATACTAGCGTATATCTACGGAAGTATGTGATAGCTCCTCCTAGCTTTTGTGCATCAGTGATGGGAGGTAAAGTCATGAATGACTCAAACCTATCACCATTCTCTACATCTACCACTATAGTATATACCTTATCATCTTTCACAGGCTGTATCAATAGCAGGCCATGATCTAATAGAATAGGCTCCACTGTATCAATGATGCTGTTAATATCTGCATAGTTACGCTTCAGATGGGGATTAGTAGCATTCTTAATGACCTTACCCATTGACTGCTTTGCTAGGTGCAGCTTTTGGTAGATGTTTAGTGCTGTTTTTGCCTCGTCAGCTTGAGGGGTTTTTCTTACTGTTGCCATAATTTTTGGGTTTTAATTTTAACAAATATACAAATAATTTAATTCACTGATACAAATTCATTAAAAAAATCTACAAAATCATCAAAGTTGCGAGCAATGTAGTATGTACCTCCTGCCCTTTCAATCATCTCCTGGTATCTCTTCTGTGCCTCTGATTGCCTATCCTTACCTATCTTTACCTCTATCTTAACACTACGGCCTTTGATGGTAGCTGAGATATCAGCGGATCCTGCAGTACTTGTGCCTTTGGTCCATGTTACTCCTATCACCTTGCCTGCTGTGGTTTTTTTCTCACGAGCTGTGCCCATGGTATTAATCCTTTCGGCCTGGTACCCATGGTAGTTAATATAATCACATATGGCTCTAGTTAATCCGTTAGCTGTTGAATCTTTGTACATAGTTTTGGGTATATAATCAGGTGGATAATTTGGATGGGTTTCTGCATAGCGTTTAATCTTTAACTCATGCATTAACAATTTATATTCTTTTTTCATCTTATAGGTTATGATTCCTTCTCTATGGTTAATTCAAAGTATCTGCCCAGGTGATCCCTATTCCGGGTGAATTTATATCCCTTATAATTGGCATAGGCCTGCACCCATTTCAAGTACTTCCTAGAATCTAGGTCCTTAAATCCATTAGTATCAGCCTGGAATGATTCCATAGATGCCTTATTATAGTTTCTGATACCTATGGTTATATTCCCCTCCATCACAAAATCATAGAATTCTTTGCAGGTATTTTGTATGAATCTCTTAGCATCTGCATTAATGCTCTTACTTCTTAGTAGTCCATTCTGCAGGTACATCTGTAGGTTATTCAGCATATAGTTATCAAAGTTAGCCCATTCACTGGCTGTCCATTCATCAAATAATAGCTTACCATATTCATCCTGTGGATTCCGTTGGCTATTGAAGTACTGAAAGAACTCTATTTCGTGCCTTCTCCTGTCATGTGATGTACCTGCTCCACTGATAACATAGTTAGTAGTTATCACTATCTTAGGTGAACGTTCAAATGGGATATATATTTCATCCTTATTCTTTCTATTCACAGGAATCCCCTCAGTGATAAGTGAGAATAACTGCTCGAAATCAAAATGCTTTTTCACGTCATCAAAAGCTAGCACCTGAGTATCCAGGTTAACACGTTGGTATACGAAATCACTCTTTGATGGATTGAATGCCTTGCCATCTATCTTAATAATCTTACGAATGTTACCTATAGCTGTTAGCATTAGGCTCTTACCACTACCACCATTCGGATTATCATCTATCTCCTGATCATTAAAAATGATAGCCTTCTGATCTGTTTTATCTTTGAATGTATGGATGAGATATCCTAGTGTAGATTCCATAGCTCTGATTCTCTCATCATCCTGTGCTGATACCTTATGTACAAAATCCTGAAAGTTATTATCATGAGATGGCAGTCGGGTAAAATCTCTTTTAATGATCTGTTCCTTCCAGATGTATCCATCCACCTCTATGTAACTAATCAGCTCTACTCCATCCTTTGTAACCTGCACCACTCCATTAAGGAATGGGATATAACTAACATCCCTGGTATCCTGCAGTATTTTCATATCAATGGATTCCAGCATATTAAGATGGCTCTCAGTGAACAGGTACACACTCTTAGCACAGAAATCATATACATCCATCTCCTCCTTATCTTTGAGATAGTTAAGTACGAAATCCTTAATTAGATCCACAGAGCTCTCAGATACCTTATTCTCTTGAATGTATACATAGGTAGGTTTCTTTGAGCCTTCTGGATAGTACTTAGCAAATCCATGCTTATGCAGAAATTTACCATAATCATGTGGCACTATCTTAATTTTATTCCCATCCTGCTCCCAGAATTTATCATCCACATTCTGTACCTCTTTCTTAACTGATTCAATGATACCACCATGCACTCCTAACTGCTTCTGAATCTCCTCCTCACTGATACCATCCTTTAGCTTTACCTTTACCTTCTTAACTGTGCTGATATCCTCAAAGTACTTCACTCCGAATGATGCTCTTTTATATGCAGAGCCTATAGCTATCATTATCTCAGATGCTGAGAAATCATGCTGCTGATACTGCTGTAGGTATTCATTGGCTGTATGCTCATCAACTCCATACTCGCACATAGTACAGGCCACTCTATATATCCAGTTATTCCTGCCTTCATCAAAATTGCCATGATTGAACTTCATTATGAGCTCCACTATCCTCTCCTCATTGGTGATAGCTAGCACTGGGATTCTCTCAGTAACTGTATATCCTTTATCCTGGGATATATCAGTGAATACTTCAGCGAATTCATTTAGATAAGCATCAGGATCATAGGATTCAAAACATACCCGGCTCACATTACTATTAGCCACATCAAAGTAATCACTCTGAATATACTCTTTGAATGCCTCAAATCTCCTCTTATGTTCATATTTATCACTCTCAGGTATCCTGATCACTACCTTCAGCCCATTACCGGATGGGGATGTAAATAGCATATACACATAAGGGCACTCTTTGAGCCTATTTCTCTCCTGGAGCTGTACCTTCTCATTAGGATACTTATCGAAATCTAACACACATAGCCCGGAATGAGCTACTAGGCCATCATCCTTTCTCTCATTGAAGGTGCCATTAAACATTATAGCCATCAGTTTATTCTTACCTTCTGTATCTCCAGCTCGAATTCTACTGATCTTAGCTATTATATCAGGATTCCCATTCTTAATCCTGTTGAATACTTCATGTGCTGTTAGCTTGAATGGGGTTTCTTTGGAACTATACAGGCTCCTAAAGACGCTTATTGTGGGGTTATACATAGTGCAAATATAATAAATGACAGTTAATAATCAATATATGACAATAAAAAAAAATTACCGTCATGTCTATAACTCAATACAGGATTAGCTTTCAGGCATTCCGTGACGATATGACGATAAATTTTCCAAAGTTTCAGATAAAAATAGGTACATAGTAAGGGGAGGGTATATAAGAGATTGTGTCCTATCGTCATGTTGTCATAAAAAAAAGAGGAGCTAATGCCCCTCCTTCCTATGTATTAACCCTTAAAAAATTATGTGTAGCAAATATATGGATTAAATCAGATGCACTCATCTTATCCTCGAACTTTGTTAATAACTTTGGTGGTATATTCCCAGTGATAGTGATCCTGGCCTCTTCATCACACATTGGCATCACGTTCACATCAAAGATACTGATATCCTCCCTCTTAGCTTTAATCAGATCAGGCAGTGGATGGATGTACTTTAAGTACCTTGAATCCTTCTTACTGTACCAATACTGATGCTCTCGCATCCCATGTATCACAGAGCTGTGGTCCCGGTTAAAGAATTTACCTATCATGCTGAATGTCATGTGCCGGTGATTGTACATAAAACTGTACAGATAGTATCTTTTATATGCTACATCCTCTCTCCTGCTCTTAGTGTTGAGCTGGAATGATTCTATGATATTCCATATATCCTCATTCTGTAGCTTTGTTAATTCGAATATATCACTGTTTATCTCTCCTCTTTTCATAATTCCTCTACTTTATATCCCCATGCAAGGTATTGTTCTAATGTATCAGGCTCTTCATTCTCTGGATCATGGAAGTTTAATTGCCATAGATATCTATCCTCAGTCATTCCCATGTAGCACCATGTGCCACCTTCAGGCTCTACTATATCTGGCATCCACATTCTGTAGTATTTCACGTATTTCATGCCTCTAATCTTTTAGGATCATTCACTCCTTTGAATAGATCTGATGTGGTAGATATCATTCCGGTAGCTTTCATGAAATCTACCTCAATCTTAGCAGAATTTATTATCACATTACCCAGGCTGCTAATGGCCTCTGCTTTGTCAATTTCTTTCTGCAGATCCTCTGCTGTCATTTCATCATTATCTAATCTCTCCAGTGCTGCGAATAGGTGATCACGTAGATCATTCATTTTATTTCTTGCCATTTTGCTTATTTTTTATTTGTTTATTTAGTTTAGCTTTTAACCTGATTAGTTTTTTTAGATCATCAGGGAATCTATGTATTGTGTTACGGTTAGCATTCTCACCCATTGGGATGCACTCCAGATTGGATAGCTGTAAATTCATGGTATTACCATCAATGAATCTAACTATATGCTTTGCAGGGATGGGGCCATGTGCCTGCTCCCATATCATTCTATGTGTTAGAATCCATTTACTATCAGCTAACTTACTGTAGTAGTATTTTCTGCCACTGGTATCTGTACGGATGCTCATGGCATTATCTCCTTTAGTATTATGTGGTTTTTGTCCAGGCTTAAACATAGTTTTTGCCGCATTAGTCAGAAGTAAATTAGGACATTTTTTGCCCTTATTCCATGATTCATTCCCTTTCTCAAACCTTGTACCTTTACCTGCGTTTAATATCAGGGACCGGTTAATAGCTTTCTTTACTTTTGGATCCTTCTTAATTCCTACTTTGTAAGTTCTATTATATACCTGTGATACAGTTAATCCTAAATAATCAGCTAGAGCTCTAGCAGGAACGTATGGGTAAAGTATCTCCAGTATCTTATCCTGTCTCATGCTTTTTCAATTACAAAGTGTCCGTAAATATGGGTACCTAGCCTAGTGAATTCTGCTATTTTCCATTTGCACAGGGCATAACTGTCGAAATTATATTCTTCGCTAATCCTGTTTTCGTAGTAGTATAATAATCTGTACATTTTGATCTGCATTTTAAGTATTCTAAATATAGGTTAGTATTAAAGGAGCCACCTCTATCTCCTGCTAATGACTGCCTGGTCCACCATTGAGCCATCTTATATAAGTCCATGCTATTCATATCTCCACTCATCTTCATCAAAGAAATTCATTGGATCCTGCATCTCCCTGATCATTTCAGTTTCATTAATCCATTCTTTTATCTCTTCATTCAGTGCATCCATCTGTACATCTGTTAGGATGTAATCCAGCTCCACCTCACCTATTACCTGAGTAGCTAAGATATTACTGAGCTCTACCTCAAAATCTTCATCAGTGATATTCACTATCTTATATTCTAAGCTACCATGGATATCATCAAAATCAAAGTAGGCTGTATCGTGTGTTAATTCTACTAGCATATCATTAAAATTAAAGTGTAATAAATAATAATTGGGAATACTGCTACAAATAGAGCAGATAAAACGTCATTTAATAGTTTATTCTTCATCGTGTAAATTTAAGCGGGTTAATAATTCATCCATTACCATCCATTCTCTGAATGCTTTTTGAGTAGCATCATCTAATGCTCCGAATGCATCTCTGAGTTCTACATAATCAGCCCATAATTCCTCTGCATAATTTTTAATTGTCTCTGTCATAACTAAATTTTTAAGTGTTAATACTTGACAAAGATATAAAAAGTTTCATATCTGCAAATTATTTTACACATTTTTTTTTAGTTATGCACAAATTTAGAATGATTCTAAATAAGAGACCCACATTATATGTGTAGAATTGTGGTGAAAAACACATAAAAATATGGGCATAACGTGAAAATCACATAAAAACATGGAATAGCCTGAATAATCTCAGTAAATTTAAGGCGATAACCTTATGAAATGTTTTTCTTTTTCTTGTAGATGTACTCCTGGTACTTGGTAAATACTAGGTGGTTTACTTTATAATGTTTATTACAATCTCTACAAAGGATCCAATGGTGCACTGTACCGGCAGTAGTTACTACTTTCTTATTGTATCTTAGATTAATACCTCCACATTCAGGGCATTCATACCTATCTCCACCATGCTGCACTGCATAGTTATGATTCGCTAATGTGTATGCATTCAATTTATGGAATACTGCCTCTAGCACCTCTACATCCATCTTACAATAGGCTACCATCTTATCCAGGGCATCCTGATCCTTTCTAAATACTATATCTTTCCACAGGTCAAGCCCTCCAGTTTCCATCTTAGCTCCTACATTCAAAAACTTAGCTATGTAGTCAAGTTTATTGCTATTGAAATTAAAGTACTTTTTAGCCCATTTAAGCGTATCTATGCTCTTAGGGGATGGCATAACATTAATACCATGTATTAGAGCTCTTGTACGTATCCATTTCAAATCAAATCTATCCCCATTGTGAGCCACAATTTCATCTGCCTGAGCTATGAGCTTCACGAACTGCTCAATCATTTTCTTATCATTCTGGCTCTTACTCCAGGTTAGGCTGTGAATCTCATCCTCACCCTCCCATTTATAGCATATACAAATGATAGCCCGTTCATGAATGATATCACCTGGGTTAATGGTTAGATTGTATCCTGTTCTCCAGAATACTCCGACATTAAAGGATGTTTCAATGTCGTAAAATAATCTTTTTCTCATAGTTTAAATAGCAGAGCTATCCTATCTAGGAGCCCCTTTTGAATTAAAAACCGCAGAAAGATACCTAAAAAGAATGATATCACAATAGGCCACCATGCCCATCTGTACTTAATTACCTGCTTAGCCTTAGCTGTTCTCCACTGAGTATCACCTTTTATCTTTAATGTTTTTACCCGTTCCTTATAGAGTATTCTTTCCTGGAATCTGGTACGGGGCATATACACATTCTTAAAATATACCACTGTATCCTTAAGAGTATAGAATTTCTCGTATCTAATCGTATCATTGCGTATCACTGCAAAGCTATCAATGGAAGTAATGCGGATGGTGTCACTATCCTGGACTACCTGCAATCCATTCTTTAATGCTTTTTTGTAATGCCATTGTGCACGCTTAGGAGCTGAACAACTTGTCGCAAATATAGTAGAAATCAGCGACAAAATAATTATTGAAAATCTCATCTGTTATAGGTTTTGGAGCATTTCTATCATTCGGGGGCATGGGTAAATATCTGCCTTATCTTTCCTTACACTATTGTGAGTATAGATACCTGGGGTGCCTTTGAATGCCTCCTTATCAATGTCGAATATTTCCATCCTAAATGTCTTAGGAATGTTATATTGTTGGCAAAGATAAACAAGTAATTGACGAGTACTTTCAATCTGCTCATCTGTATATTTATACCAATACTTATTGCCCTTGTATGGTGTATCCAATGTAGTAACCATTGACGGGTCCACCACTCCCTTAACGTAGTTATAGAATTTACCATCCTTTAACTTCAATGGCCCCCAGTTACATATCTCAATTCCTACAGATATCCTATTAAGATTCTGATACTTTAATCCATGAGCTGAGAAATCCTGTGAATCTATGCCTAAATGATAGGCCCAATGCTTAGATGAAAAGCACTGCACTATGGTACCCTTCTCACCTATCACGAATGCAGTAGCTATCCTATCTCCATTACTATTCCACCATCTAGATACAGCTACAGGATTCCCATTCCCTGCTGTATGATGTAGGTATATCTGTGTCTTAGGAGCCTCCTCATGGAAGTACTGTGCATTAGATAGGCGTTCCTGTAATATCTTGGTCGTGTCTAATTTCATCTATATCCTTTTTAATATCCTTGGCTCTAGCGAATAGGTTTTTCATAGCCTGCCATAGGTCAAGGCCTTTGACTGCTTTGTAATTCTCATTAATACTCATCACCTCAATAGATACCAGGATCAAAGATAGTACCTTAGTTAGCATCAATGGTACTGAGAAAAACTGCAGGATAATCTTATTTAGTATGAATTCATCTATCATATAGAATAAAATCACAGTTACCTGGTATAATAACATCTTACTAGCTATAGCACTCAATCCTCTACTGGTTACCGGCACCTTATTCTTAATACTCTTCCATACCCCAGTGATGGTATCTAACATGATAACGAATCCTACCAGGAATAACAGGCCAGAGATAGGCATAAGGAATGCCCATAGCATAGCTATTAGCTTCACCCAGTTGGCCTGCATGGTATTAAGAAGGATCGTTAGTTGTGTTTTCATGATAAGTTACTGCTAGTTGGTAGGTTACGAATGTAAATAGTGCTAATCCTCCCATCATAATGTAGTGCTCATCACTCATCATCATGCTGATGGAGCAGGAGTATATGCATAGGTGGTAGAATATAGCTAGTATGTTAATGAAGTTCATCATATATTGGCATGGTATTATCTATTAGTATTATCCCTTTATCAGTTTCCACATGAATCTGAGTATCACTAACCACCTCAATAGGGCCTGTGATGGTATATTCTATGCCGTCAATACTAAACATATGCGAATACTTTGAATAGATTTATATTAGCTATTTCTGCAGCACTCTGTGATTGCATGGTAAATAATACCCAATTATTAACTGTCCTATTGAATGCAACAGATAGAGCAGCTCCTGTAGTATATTCTGAATAAGCTGCATTAGAATAGCTAGTCAAGTTAGTACCATCATAGCTGAAATTCCTTTCAACATATCCTAAGAATTGAGTAGATCCTCCATTCATTGTGAAGATAGTATTGAATAAACTAGCACCTGATAGGCTGTTACTAGTATTAAAATATATCCTTCCGTACATCTGCCCAGTGTTACCACTCACCCTATTCATTCTGAATACTAACTGCAGGATGCTATTGGTAGTTAATGTATTAGCAGGTATCATTAATGAATGGCATACAGTAACTGCAGTGCTACTGCTATTCGTACCATTGATACCTGAGAATCCTAATAGCCTAGGATTAGCACTAACAGTTAGATCACCACTACCTAGCAGAGAATTCCCGTTCACTGTCTTAATGGATGTACCTGATACTAATGTATTCTGCTTAGCATCTAATGCTGTCTGAGTAGATGTACTAATAGGTTTACTAGCATCAGATGTATTATCTACGTTACCTAATCCTACAGCACTCTTATTCAATGCCTGGAATGTCTTATCACCCCGATAGTATTGAGCTGTTGTACCTGCTGTGATAGATGGCTCCTTACCATTCAATGCAGTATTCAGATCACTCTGGCTAGATAAGGTACCTGTGATGCCTCCCCATGATGTAGCACTGGATACGCTTAAATCTCCACTACCTAGTATAGAGCCTCCGTTAATTGTTTTGATGTTAGTGCCTGATACCAATGTATCCTGCTTACCCTTTTTACCCTGGGTTACAGCTTCACCGAATAGATCAGATAGATCATCCGGATTCATTGGATATTTAGTAGGCTTTATCATATGGTTAATACGTTACTTTGATAATTATAATATGTACCATCTACTAATATATTTAGATTCACATAATACTCACCATTAGGAGGGAATACCCATAACTCAGTTATCCCAGATGCTACTGATAAATTAAATGCTGCAGATCCATCTATTACTACATCTACATTCATATCAATAGCCATTACTCCATCTGCTAGGATGAATGATAAAAATAGTGTAG